AAAGGGGTGATCTCCACCCAAGTTTCATGTCAGACGACTTGGGACGTCCAGAACGTTCCAGGTGCTTGGCTGCGACTCTAGGTGGCTTATCCCAGAGGTTGTCGGTTTCCACCGACGTGTCGGATGCATGCCAGGGGGCTTGACCCCTTAACCAAACATGCGTGTCCAACTCAGCTAGACACTTGAGAAGGGCACCTGTCCCGTCGAGGTTATCCCTCGGCGGTTTGGCCTCCACTACATAGCCCTTGACTAAAGGACTATGGAGGTGTGGGTGAGTCCTCTGGGTTTCAAAGCCCAAAAAACTTACCCTGCCCAGCACCGGAGATGTAGGAAGGACGGTCGGGAAATGCTTGAGCATCGCCTCGAGTATTCCGTCCAACCACTCGCACGCCTGCCAGTAACCACTCGTATAGAGTTGGTTCCGGAGCGAAACGAGGGATTCAATCTCCGTAACGTTCTTCAATGATGTGGGAAAGGCTTGCCGGACGCGGACTATTGTAACATCCTCGCCCATAAAGTAATCCCCACCACAAGACTCTCTGAAGCTCCCGCTCCAGAACGACTTGTCCAGACCGACTCGAGCACCAAAATGTTCGAGCGTCTGTATCACTGAAGGCACTTCGTCAGTGGGGACAATGATATCATCCCCAAAGACTCGCACCAGGTCCACATACCCTAACAGGGAACGTGGAGTAAGCGGTGTGTTTAGCGACCTCTGGATCCCAAGAAAGATCAATGTCGTGAAGACCATCGCTTCAACTGGAAAACAGAGAGCTGAACCCATAGACGCAAACTTCGCAAGACGGAGTACTACTTTACCGTCTGGAAGCTCAGCCCGTCGAGAACGACACGCATCGACCGCCGCGTGTAAATGCGGATGCCGACGTAGCATCGCTCTAACGAGCTGATTGGAAACTCTATCAGAAGCGTCACTCAGATCGAGTGTCGCGGTCCGGTGATCAGCCGAACCTTGGCGAGCTAAATCCCTATTAGGGACCTGATCGTCAAATCCGATAACCTTCGTGAGGAAGTCATCCTCATTGAAGTGCTCGATAAAACTGCGATAAACCGCCTGCTGCATATACTGCATGCAGGTTGGTTCCATCGCAATCACTCGAGGAGTCTTCATCGTCTTAGGGACCAAGACAACCTTTGTAGGTGTCTCGGCACCAGGTTCGAGGAAGTTAAGCCTTTCCAAATCAGAGTAATAACTCCAATTCGGAAGGACATGCTCACCAGCGGGTAAAACCGCTTCGAGCCGATCGGTCCAGACAGTTTGACGAAACTTTTGGTTTCCCTTAAGTCCGTCAGCTGTAGATCCTGGTCCGTGCTTTGGAACGAGCCGTCCATAATAGACATCTCTGTCCATCTGGGTGAAGACCTGCCCAAAAAGCATATCAGACATGGCACTAAACTCAGCGAGATCTCTCTCGCTGATTTGCCTATCTGACAATCGAACTTCCTGCTCACACTCGATATAGTTCCGCACGGCCTTCGCTCTTCGTGCTGGAGAGCACTCGAGCTCCATCTTGCCAAACATCAGCGTAAGCTGACGTAGGGCTCGGACGGAGGCAATGCAGGGACTGTCGAGAAGCACACCACTATCTCGGTCGAACACACGAGCGAGGAAACCTCCGAGAAATCGGGGGAGACCTCTCCCACGTTCATTAGTGAACGCGGGATGGATGCTCGCCTGACCACAGTCCAGCCATTTTTGGACAGCTTTTCCGTAGTCAGGCAGGGTAATCGTCAAAAACGATAACCCCTCATGTTCGACACGCACAGCGACGGTATTAATGTCGCGGTGGGCGCTCGTGCAACACTGAGCCGCGGATTGCTCCGCGACTTTGGACCAGAGTGATATCAGGCTTTTCACTGTCCCTCCTTTATAGGGGGTGAACAGATCCCTGCCTGATGTATTCGCTACAGGCCTTGACAGCCTGCAACCACATGGAGAATCCCTTACGGGAATGCCTAATCAGCTAAGGGCTAAATACCCAAAACTGATTTGAGGACCGTTTCACCAAAATCGAACACAATGAACACGAGAAGGATCGTTTTATAACCAATCCTAACGTGAACATATAGCTCGTTCGGTTCAGAGTCCTCACGACTGACCGGTAGGTTCACTCCGAAGCGACCCTTTTCGGGCTTCACTTCGGGTGGCTTGCCAGTCACTCCACTACGACTCACCAGCGATAAGCTTGCTGATGAGCGCGCTCGAACTTGCAGAGTACAGAGCGGCAAAGCCGTTATACACCTGCATGACCTCGGCAGCCGTATAGCCGCTGGGTGGGATGTCGAACACAACGTAATACGCCATGTTCACCATCACATTCTCCACCGGCTTAAAGGCATCCGGGGCCATCTTCGAGTGGTCGATCCGGAGAACGTGCCTCTTACGCTTGGCTTTCGCCTCAGCGTGATCGGACGTCACCTTCACGAGACCGTCAGAAGACTGATACAGCTTCCGATCACCTTCCGTGTCAATACACGGTAGGGTGAAAGGGACTGCATTAATCGTGACGGTCAAGGGATCGGCAAATGACAAAAGGCATCACTCCTAGGAACCCTCTAAGGGTCCCCTACCGGCGTTTACACAGCGGACATACCGCTCACAGCACCCGGCCTAGGCTAAGAGCTGTGAGTATGGACTTCTGCTTCAAGGACAAACCCTCAAAGGTGAGTCCGAACCCGAAGGGGGATGCCTTCAGACGCTTCTTGGTCTCATTAGTGACGACCACGTCTGGAGGACGCGGGACAACCCCATCCACATCAATATGGATGGGACCCACGTAAGTATAGGTATCACGGACAAATGAATGCTCCATGATGTACCCGTACTTCATCACCAGCCCATTGGCTTCCCACGTGGAGGCGTTCGAAAGAACGTCCCCAGCGTTGGTAAACCAGTCTACAAGCCAGCTCCAGGGCGTAACTTGCCAAATCGTATCCAAAGTCAGGTCCAGACCAAACATCTGCCTGAGCTCCTGCCAATTGGATTCATGCGTGTAGTACAAATCCCTGAACACAGTCCAGGGAAGATGATACACGAATGCGCCGGAAAACCAGCGACGAACCATCGTCTCACGACGACGTACAAGTTGCGTACTGGGGAGCTCGTTGAAGAGAAAAAGACCAGGAACATTATCCGGGCCCCGCGGGAACGCGTTAGCGTCAACCACGGTCTCGACAACACTGAACTCCGGTGGAAAGCTCCACTTCCGTCTAACCACCTTACCGTTGTCCCTGAGGAACTGATTAATCAGTTCATCAAGGCGCCAGACAGTCTCCATAAAACTGAAGATATCTGACATAAGGGGAACCTGTCCAAACTGATAATTCAGCCACTCAGAAGAGCCAACCTTCGCGTTATTACGCAAAGATGAAGCCCGACGAGTGTTGGACTCCCAGAACTCTTTACCAACGAGCTTTGGAAGGCCATCATGGACAAGTTCTAGCAGCGACGCTGCTAGGTTGACGGTAGGCTGGGTAGGTGCACAATTCGCGATAGCTTTTGTTCCCATGGCGGCCAGAGTCATATTGTCTGACTCAGCTGTAGGGGACTTCGCGAGGAGGTCCGTAAAATACGGTATATGATAAGGAGTGTCAACAACCACTCTCTTTTCATACCCTGGTCCAATTTCGGACCAAGGCCTCCACCTCGTGGTAAACCGACGATTAGAAACGTCGGCGCAGTATACACTGCGTTTCGAGGTATAAAATGCACCGCCAAGGTCACCCGAACCGCGATTTGAATCTCGCCATTCAGGGTGATTCTCAGACTCAGTTTCCTGAAGTCCGTACCAAGCTTTGGCAGGTTCCGCAGGGATGATACCGCTCTCCGGCACATACGGGTGGATTGCTCCCCCGTTAAAGCGCCATTCAGAGTAGTACCGCCCAGAAGCCCACCCCTGGAAAGGGATGGTGCGTCTTCGCTTAACTGCCACTCCACCAACTCCTCTCGGTCCAGGAGGGTAACCCCTCCTCATCATGGGTCATATCTCATCCCCCCCGGAAAGGGGGAG